CTGTCCCTCAAGGGGCAGAAAGTAGAAACCAAGCAGGTGATGGCAGCAGTACAGGTGAAGACGGCATAACGGTTAAATGCTCGAAATGTGGTGAACTTTTATGGCTATCAAAAGATGCACTGCGTCAATCAATGTAGTAGAAGCGGCCCGTGTCCGGATTAAGAATATCTTTCGGAATGGGCTGCCTGTTTTTTTCTCTTTTTCTGCCGGGAAAGATTCTCTTGTGCTGGCCCATATGCTTTTAGACATGATTCAAATGGGAGAAGTACCACCAGACAGGCTTGCCGTCCACTTCATAGACGAAGAGGCAATCTATCCCTGCATGGAAGAAATGGCAAAGAAATGGCGCACAAAATTTATGCTTGCAGGTGCTTCTTTTAACTGGTACTGCATAGAAGTGCGCCATTTTAACTGCTTCAACTCATTGGAAAATGACGAGAGCTACATTTGCTGGGATAGTCAGAAAAAAGACCTGTGGATNAGGCCGCAGCCGTCTTTTGCGATAACGGAGCATCCGCTCTTGCGNCCAAGGGTAGACACNTATCAAGACTTTTTGAGCAGGCTTTATAAAAACGGTATCAACATAACCGGGGTGAGAACTGCTGAATCGGTACAAAGGCTGTCTTACATTGCCGAAATGACGAGCGCCAGAAAAAAGCTCACCAAGCATAATACCATGTTCCCAGTTTATGATTGGCGTGATTCCGATGTATGGCTGTATCTCTATGAAAATAACGTCGATATCCCCGATATTTACTTGCACCTTTGGCAAACAGGGTACGGAAAAAAGGGGTTAAGGGTATCTCAATTTTTTTCCATCGACACGGCAAAAAGCCTTGTGAAGATGAACGAATTTTACCCGGACTTAATGGAGCGGATCATAAAGCGTGAGCCAAATGCCTATCTTGCAGCATTGTACTGGGATTCAGAAATGTTTGGCCGCTCAACTCAAAAGCGCAAAAAACTTGAAGAGGGTGTCGAAAGTGCCAAGGATTACAAGGCAGAACTGCTTAACCTGTTCAACAACATGGACGTTTACTTTACCACTCCTGCAAAAAAATACATCGCCGGCAGATACAGGAAGTTGTTTATAAGGGTAAGCACTATCGCAACGGACGAATTTTACAAAGATATGTACTATGGACTGATAAAAGGCGACCCAAAACTGAGGACGTTAAGGGCAATTTATAAAGATGTCCACGTTAACCATAGCATAAGCACACGCAAAGAACTGGGTATGCCGTTAAGGGGGTAGGATATTATGAATGGTTTAACAGCGCCGCTTTCCACTCTCCAATGGGTAGACCGCAGCTTGCTCAAGGCAAATAATTATAACCCAAACCGGGTAATGACCGAAAACATGAAGCTGCTTGTCCAGTCTATTCTTGCAAACGGTTGGACCCTGCCAATTGTTGTTCAACCGGACTATACCATAATTGATGGCTTCCACCGTTGGACGGTGGCAGGGCAGGAGCCGCTTGTAACAATGCTTGGGGGCAAAGTGCCTGTTGTTATCGTTGCCCATGATGACAATAGTAAAAACGTGTACGGCACCATCACCCATAACCGGGCCCGGGGTGAGCATTTGCTTGGGCCCATGAAAGCCATTGTAAAATCGCTTTTGGGTGAGGGCAAAAGCGTGGTGGAAATCGGAAAAGAACTGGGCATGAAACCTGAAGAGGTTTTTAGGCTGTCAGATTTTAGCCGTGAGGATTTTCTTAGAATGCTTACGATTGGCAAGGAATACAGCATGGCGCAAATTATCACTAAGTATTAAGCATAACAAAAGCAGGTGAGGTGATGTCGCGGCGTAGCGAGAAAAGCATTGAGGGCGAACGGCTATTCCATGATGGTTACAAGCTTGTGGATATTGCAAAAAAATTAGAAGTACCTGAGGGCACGGTTCGCCGATGGAAGTCTACTCAAAACTGGGATGGCAAAAAAAAACAACCCGAGCGTTCGGGTAATAAGGCGAACGCTAACGCAAAAAGCAACCCGAACGTTCGGGCAAAAGGTAAAAAAGAAGCTACAATAAATGCCTCGAAAAAAACCGGGGGCGGGGCTGTTCCCAAGCCCACGCAAACTGCCAAAATCAAAAACAACTCAACCCCTAAAGGCGGTGCGCCACTGGGCAACAAAAACGCAGTGGGTAATAGCGGCGGCGCGCCTCCCGAAAACAAGAACGCTGTCACTACCGGGGAATATGAAAACATACTCTTATCTAAAATTGCAAACGAAACGGAACGGCGCATACTGGAGATGCCGCTTGACGTGCTGTTGTTGCAGGAAACACAGATAAAAAAGGGGCTTATTCGGGAAAAGCGGATGATGGAGCGGATAGGAGCCGCCGAAAATGCCCACGGCGGCATGCTGATTGATTCCATTATCAAAGACAAGGGCGTGAAAACTACTAAGCGCAGCAGGTTATCGGAGGATGGCGAAATAATGCCCAGCGGCAGGGACATTGCTGAGGAACACGATAATACACAGACCATTGCCGAATCGTCTTCAAAGCGTGTTGAAAGGATAGAGGACTCCCTTACCCGGGTTATGGCCGGAACGCAAAGGGGCATACAGCACTTATATAAAATGCAGTCCGAAATTGCAGGCAAGGAAGCGGCAGCAGACGGCATTACTCTTGCTTGGATTGAAGGTGTCTTGAATGGGCAGATATAGCAGTAATCCGGTTGCTTTTGCGCGCGAATTGCTGAACTTCGAGCCGGACGAATGGCAACAAAGAGTACTTTGTGATTTAGCCCAAAACAAAAGGGTTAGTGTCCGTTCCGGGCAGGGAGTAGGGAAAACAAGCGTTGAGGCCGTGGCCTTGCTCTGGTTCTTGGCTTGCTTCCCATATGCAAGAGTTGTTGCTACGGCCCCGACATTGAAGCAATTACATGATGTGCTTTGGGCAGAAGTATCAAAATGGCAGTCTAAAAGCCCTCTACTAAACCATATTTTGCAATGGACAAAAACTCGTGTCTACATGAAAGGCAACGAAAAACGCTGGTTTGCAGTAGCCCGAACCGCCACTAAGCCGGAAAATATGCAGGGATTCCATGAGGACAATATGCTGTTTATAGTTGACGAGGCTTCCGGCGTTGCAGATGCAATCATGGAGGCGATACAAGGCACGTTGTCCGGCGAAAATAATAAGCTCTTGATGTGCGGCAATCCTACCAAGACATCAGGCACTTTTTATAAGAGCTTCCATGAGGACAGGGAGCGGTATATGTGCCATAAGGTGTCATCTGAAGACAGCAGCCGGACTGACAAAGACAATATTGACTTCCTTGTAAAAAAATACGGCAAAGATTCTAACGTGGTGCGTGTAAGGGTAATGGGGGAATTTCCCCTGCAAGAAGATGATGTTTACATTCCCTTGGCTCTTGTGGAAGCCTCAATAACGGCCGGCTATGATTATAAGCCACAAGGAAAGCCTCATCAGATTCACATTGGGTGCGATGTGGCCCGTTTTGGGGACGATTTAACTGTAATAGGGTATAAAGTGGATCCGGTTGTTAAATTCCACAATAAAAGACGTGGACAGGACACAATGGAAACGGCAGCCAGGATTGTTGAGCTTGGGGAAATTCTTGTAGCACGGTACCAATGGGCAGGGAAAATCCCTGTTAAAGTGGATGACGGCGGTGTTGGCGGGGGAGTAGTGGACCGCCTGAGGCAGATTAAGCGCAGTGACCCCAACCGCTTTGCGTGGATGGACGTTCTTCCGGTAAAGTTTGGAAACCGCATCAGAAACAAGTATTACCACGACAGCACTTCATACATGACAGGCGTTGTTAAAACCCTGCTCACTCCAATGGATGAGGCAGGGCAACCAAAGCCGGTAGAGTTAATATTGCCGAATGACGAAAGCCTTGTGGCCCAACTGTCAAGCCGCAAGTATAAGTTGACGGAACTAAGTAAAATTCAAATCGAAAGCAAGGAAGCCATGAAAAAGCGTGGCCTGCCGTCACCGGACGAAGCAGACTGCGTTCTTTTATTATGCTTGCCTGTACGCTTATAAGCAAAGGTGTGGTCACATGAGGCAAATTGCAGCAAAAATCATACGTGCAGTGAAAAAAAGCGCAACCCCAAACCAAGTGAAAACCGTTACGTCTGCGGCGGGTGATGATTTTATCTCCCATCCCACGGATTTAAGGGGTTATAAATCGCTTGTGAGCAATTCCACCATTTTGCCCCAGTGTATCAGGGCTTACAAAAACAACATTGCAGGATTCGGCATCGGGGTAAGGTACAAACATGATGAAGAGGAAACCACGGAAATGAAATCCGAATGGGAGAAAATAACTGACGTGCTTGAGCTTCTGAACATGGATCAGGACACCAAGGAAGTTTTTGAGGACGTAATTGAGGCAAGGGAGACTTACGGCATTGCCTATCTGGAGGTTATACGCAACCTCATAGGTGAAGTTACAAGCATTGAATTTATCCGTCAAACGGCAACAATCCATAAAACTCCGCCTCTTGACCCTTATGTAGACATTATTCATATTTTCAAAGACCGCACTGAAACACGCCCCAAGCGTTTTGCAAAATACCGCCAGCAGTACAACGGGAGAACGGTTTACTTCAAGGAAATCGGGGATCCCCGCATAATGGACAAGCGGAACGGCGATTATGGCGAGGGCATACCTCTTGAATACCAAGCTAATGAGATAATGGAGTTTGCCATTGGCACGGAATCTTACGGAGAAGTGCGTTGGATTGGGCAGGTGCTTGGCGCGGATGGCTCGCGCAGCGCCGAAGTGCTGAATAACCGCTACTTTAAAGAGGGGCGGCACACGCCCATGCTGATTATGATAAACGGCGGCACGCTTACAAAAGGCAGTTTTGAGAAGCTGCAAAGCTACATGAGCGAAATCAAAGGGGAAAGCGGCCAACATGCTTTTATTGTGCTTGAAGCGGCTGAGATAGTCGGC